GAGACGGTGACTGACGGCGGCGAGACGCCGGACCAGAAGCACCGCGCCGCGTTCATGAACTACCTGCGGACCGGCGACGACGGCCCGCTCAAGATCGAGAACGCATCGCTGTCCTACACGGACGCGAACGGCGGCTACATCGTGCCCGAGCCGATGCACGCCGAGCTGATCGAGAAGATTCGTAAGAACGACCCGATCTTCGGCCGCGCGACCGTGTTCAACCTGACCGGGGATCCGAGCATCGTACTTCCGTTCAAGAGCTCCCACGGCGTCGCCACGAACGCGGCGGAGACCGATGCCCGCGTCGAGCAGAACGCGCCGACCTTCGCGGGCCCGACGCTCACCTGCTATGACTACTACTCGGACCAGCGCGCGACGCAGCTTGCGCTCGACGCCGTGCCGAACCTCGAGAACATGCTCGTGCAGTGGATGTACGAGGACATCCAGGAGCAGGCCGGAGCCGACGCCGTGGCCGGCGACGGCGCGACCAAGATAAAGGGCCTCTTCGCGGAGACCGCAAGCTACACGACCAAGCTCTCCGGCGTGGCCGGCGCGCTCGCCAACACCAACTTCTTGACGGTGCAGTTCGCGCTGCCGGTGAAGTATCGCCGTGACGCCGTGTGGCTCATGAGCGGTGCCACGCTGTCTGTGGTCGCGGCCTTCAGCCATCCGGCTGCGTCGAGCACTGTGCCGCTCGCTACGCAGGACCCGAACACCGGCGAGTACAGAATCCTCGGCAAGCCCGTCGTCGAGACCGATTCGGCTCCCGCGATCGGCGCTGCGAACTACCCGGTAGCCTTCGCCAACATCGGCGCGGCCTACGCCGTGGGCATCCACAGGAACACGACGATCCTGCGCGACCCGTACACGGCAACGCCGAAGATTCGTTTCTACTCGCTCGCCCGCCTCGGCGGCTGCGCCTGGGACCACCAAGCGGCCGTGCTCCTCAAGAGCAACAACTCCTAACCAGTAGCGCCGCGCAGGAAGGGCCGCCGGAACCTAGGCGCCGGCGGCCCTTTTGCGTCTTTGGGTGACACGCCCGGCAATATGGGGACCGAAGAGAAGCGACCCGCTGAAACAGGAGAGTGACCATGGCGCGAGTACGCTACACGACGGGCCAGGGCATCGAGATCGCGTCAGACGCCGAGGATATCCGCGTCTATGGGGGGGACGCCGGCACAGAGGCCGATGTTCCGGAAGACGCCGCAGCGCTGCTCGAGGAACGCGGCTACGCGGAGCGCGTAGACGCGGAGCAGCCTAGCGTGGCCACAGGCGCGAAGCGCAAGTGACGTGGAACGACTGCGCAGAATCACGACCGGGACCTACCGCCTAATCGTCGCCACGAACGACGACGACGGCAACCCCGTCGCCGTGACCGATCCGGCGCTGTCCATCAAGGACGGAGCCGGCGCCGCGGTCGCCTACGTCGGCACGCCGGTGGCCACGGCCGGGACGATCACCGCGGACGTGCCGGCCGATCTGCTGACCGCGCTCGACGTCTACTCGCTCATCTGGACGGGCACCGCCGCCGCGGGGCAAATGGCCTGGCCGGCGGCCCTCGACGTCGCCGGCGGTTACCTGTTCGAGGTCGCCGAGCTGCGTGCCTCAGACACGGCTCTATCCGACGTGGCCAAGTACTCGTCCGCCGCGGTGCGGGCCGCGCGCACGGCGGCCGAGCAGCGCTTCGAGACGGTCGCGAACCTCGCCTATGTGCCCCGCGGCGCGCGCGTCGCCCTCATCGGAAACGGGCTGCAACGCATCCGCGTGCCACACAACGCTGTGCGCCGCGTCGTCTCTGCAACGGTGGCCGGAGCCACGCTCACGGCCTCCGACCTCGCCGCGCTGACGCCGCGGGAGTGGGGCGCGATTGACCGCCCGTCCGGCTACGTGTGGGACGACGGGGCGGTCATCGATCTCTATTACGAGCACGGCCTGGACTATCCGCCCGAACCGGTGCGCCAGGCCGTGATGCTTCTGGCGAAGGACTACCTCGTGCGCAAGGCGCTCGGGTCCCGGGCCACCGTCGAGGCCACCGACGTCGGCACCTTCCGGCTCTCGATCGCCGACAAGACAGGCTCGACCGGCATTCCCGAGGTGGACGCCGTGGCCGCTCCCGGAGCGTTCGGCCGCCGGCCGCCGCTGATCGGCTGACGCCATGGGCTTCCGCACTCTGGCCCCACAGATTCAGCTGGCGCTGCAGGATGCGGTCACGGCGCTGCTGCCGCCCGGAGTCCGCTGCGACCTCGGCTATCCGGTAGGCGGACTCGAGGAAGACCACGTCTACGTCGGCGGCGCCTTCGACGTGCGCGTCGTGCGCCAAACCTCCGGCGGCGGCCAGCGCGGGGAGGAACTTGATATCAACGTGCGCACGATCTGCTCGCGCTCGACAGAGGACTTTCTCGAGGTGCAGTCCGGAGCGCTGGCGCTGGCGGGCGACGTAGAAGACGCCGTGTCCGCAGACCCAACGCTCGGGGGAATCTGCGATAACGCCTATGTGTCCGCAATCGAGGGCAGCGAAGCGCTGCCCGACGAAGCCACGCGGCAGTACCTTGTGGTGGTAACCGTCACCTGCGAGGGCTCCGTCGTGCGCGGGTGACGCGCACAGGAGGATAGAGTCATGATCACACGCTACCAGCTGTCCGAGCCGCTCCACGTCGACTTCGCTCCGCCCATGGCCGGCGGTCGCATCGAAGGCGACTACGAGCCCGGAGACCACCTGCCGGGAACGCCCGGAGAATGCGAACTGTTCGAGCACCTTGTGACGATCGGCGCCGCCTCCGTTGCCGCGCCGGATGAGAAGGAGTAGGCCATGGGTCTGCAGGTCGGAAAAGACGTCTTCGGCGTCGCCAAGCAGTCGGGCAAGGGTGCGCTGGCCGCGAACCCGACGTTCGCCCATGGCCTAACCGGCGGCGGAATCAAGGTCGATATCAGCCAGGAATCCGATCCGATCACAAGCGCCTACCTGAGCCCTGCCGGCGCCTACCGTGACAAGATCGAGGCTGGAGCGTCGATCGAGACGCGCGTCTGGCAGAAGGCCATCGGCCTCTACCTGCTCGGGGCACTCGGCAGCGATGTGGTCACCGGCACGGGCCCATACACGCACACGATCACCCTGGGAGGCTCGACGCCGTACCTGTCGCTCTTCGAAAAGAAGGGCGACGGCTCCCTGCACGCTCTGCGCGATGCCAAGATCGACGAGCTCGAGATCAGCTGGGAAGAGAACAAGCCGCTCGACCTCAAGGTCACGACGGTCGCCGGCGTGTGGTCCGTACCTTCGACCTTCACCCCGACCGTCGACGAGTCGGACACCGCGAACTACTACGTTCCCGTGGGCGGGACCTTCAAATACGACGTAGACTCCGGTACCCCGGCGGTCGCTGCCATCATGGGCGGCAAGATCACGATCAAGCGCAGCGCGGAGGCCATCTTCGTGAGTGGCGCCATCGAGGCGAACGACGTTGAAGAAGGCGGCTGCTCGGTCGAGCTGAGCCTCACGGTGCTTCCTGACGACATCACGCTCTGGAAGAACGTCGTGACAGGGTCGACGGCCGGCACGTCCATCCAGACGACGCCGCTGTACGGGTCGGCAGAGGTGACCTTCACGAAGGGCGCCGACTCGCTCAAGCTCGCCGCCGGGTCAGTCGCTTTCCTGTGCGACATGCCCGATGCGGACCCGGCCGGCGGCTCGGCGAAGTCCGAGCTTGTGGGCACCGCCTATCGCGGGGCGGCCGCGACGCCGATCACGGCCACGCTGATCAACGGGCAGGCGACGTACTGATCCGGAAGGGGGCGCAGTGGGAGCCGACAATCTGCAGCGATTCCGAGTGACCGATTACGGCGGGAACGTCACCGTCGTCATCGTCGGGATCCGCGAGTTCATCCTGGCGGAGCGCAAGTACGGAAACGGTGTCATGGGCGAGGGCAACATGGACGCCCTCGGATATGCCGCCTTCCTGGCTTCGCAGCGCTCCGGGCTGGTCGAGGATGGCACAACCTATGACGCCTGGCTCAACAACGTAGCCATGATCGGACCGGAGGAGGACGACTCGGGGGAAGCTCAGGCGCCGCCCAGCTGATAGCAGAGGCGGCGCTCGCAGCCGGATTCGGCCTTGACCTCGAGCACTGTTCCCCGGAGGTGTTTGCGGCTGTGGTCGACGGGCTCGAACGCCGGGCGCGCGAAGAGCAGCGTCAACAGATGAGGCAGCGACTCGATGGGATGACGGGCAAGTGAGCAAGGTTACAGGAGCAGGCGGGAAGGGATACTCGGCAGAGGTCCGTATCACCGGCCTCGAGGAGACTACCGCCGCCCTGCGCGCCCTCGCTCCGGACGTGCTGAAGCGACTGAACCGTGAGATGCGCGCCACCGGCCGCCTCATCGCCTCCGACGCCGCCCAGTCAGGACCTCCCGGGCACAAGCTCGTCTACCGGGTGCGCATCAGGCAGCGCGGCAAGAGCGCCGGCATGTCCGTAATGGCGGCTGATCGGGACACGGCGATCTTCGAGTTCGCCGGCACGAAGATGAGTAACCGCGCAGGCAACGGGCCGCCGACGCCGCAGGGGCTCGCGATGATCAACTGGCTGAACGGCTTCGGCTCTCCGGGGCGATTCCTCTGGGATTCATGGGATCGCAACAAGGATCGCGTCGAGGCCAGCATCCGCGAGTCTATGGCCGCAGCCGAGCGCGAGCTGCAGGAGCGCCTGAACGCCGCGGGGGAGGTGTTCTAACGATGGCCGTAATCGTATCCGTGTATGGCAAGGCCAACATGGAGCAGATCGAGCGCGCCGAGGCCAGCCTGCGGAAGCTGAAGGGCGAGGCCGCGAGTCAGTCCAGTGTATGGAGCCGCATGGGCTCCGCGATCAGCTCCACCGGCGCCAAGATCGCGAGCGGCCTCGCCGCAGCCGGCGTCACGCACTGGCTCATGGGCTCCGTCCAGGCGGCGGACCAGGCCGAGGTGACGATGAAGAAGCTGCAGACCTCGGTGCAGGCCACCGGCGGTGACTGGAACGCCTACTCGAAGGCCATGCAGGACGTGGTCACCAGGCAGATGCAGATCTCCGCCTACTCCGGCGTTGATCTCAGGAACGCGCTCAGCACGCTCACGCAGATCACCGGCAGCGCCAGCAAGGGCCTGAACCTCCTTGGCCTTGCGACCGATCTGGCGCGCGCCAAGAGCATGGACCTGGGCAGGGCCGCGCTGCTCGTCGGTAAGGTCGCCGCCGGCAACACCAGCGCACTCGCCCGCTACGGCATCGTGCTCAAGAAGGGCGCCACAACGCAGGAGAGGCTGGCGGCGATGCAGAAGCGCTTCGCCGGGCAGGCGAAGGCATACGGCGACACATCGGCCGGCGCCCAGGATAAGTTCAAGAACGCCCTCCTGGCGCTGCAGACGACGGTCGGCACGGCGCTGTTGCCGGCAATCAACTCGCTCATGGGCGCGCTGACCGGATTGCTGCAGAAGTTCCAGGCGCTGCCGGGGCCGGTTCAGAAGCTCGTAATCGTCATCGCCGCCATGGCCGGCGCCGCCCTGATCATCGCACCGTTCGTCGAATCGGTCATCGCCGTCAGCAAGGCGATGAAGATGGCGGCCGCCGCGCAGTGGCTCCTCAACGCCGCCATGGACGCGAACCCGATCTTCCTGGTCATCGCAGCGATTGCCGCGCTGGTCGCCGTGATCATCATCCTGTGGAAGAAGAACGAGACCTTCCGCCGCCTCGTGACCGCAGTTTGGGGCGCCATCAAGACCGCCGCCGTCGCGGTCTGGGACTGGCTCGTCGGCGCATTCAAGAAGTGGGGTCTGCTAATCATGGCCGCTATCACCGGCCCGATGGGCATCATGGTTCTGCTGGTCGTGAAGCACTGGCGCTTTGTCAAAGACGAGGCCGCGAAGATATGGAACGCGATCAAAGAGTTTCTGAGCCGCGTGTGGGGCCTCATCGTGGACGCCTTCAAGCTGAGCCCGGCCGGCATCATCGCTGGCCACTGGCGGCAGATTCTGAGCGCCGCAGGGAAGATGTGGGCCCGCATCAGGGGCGTCATCGCGGACGCCTGGTCGAAGATCATCGGCGTCTTCTCGAATGTCGGCTCCAAGTTCGCCGACATCGGCAGGGCGATCGTCTCGGGTATCAAGAACGGTATCTCCTGGGAATGGGGCCACCTCGAAGGCTGGTTCAAGGGCCTCATCGGCCAGCCGATCAAGTGGGCGAAGAAGGTTCTGCACATCGGCTCGCCGTCCAAGGTCTTCGCCGAGATCGGCGGCAACGTCGCCAAGGGCCTCGCGCTCGGCATCGGGGGCGGGCAGCGCATGGTGCGGAGTGCGTCCGAGGCGCTCCTGGGCGCGTCTCTGCCGGCCGGCGCCGGCCAGAGCAGCGCCACGCGCATCGCATTCGCTGGCCCGGCCGGCGGCTCGGTAGGCTCGCAGACTTTCATCGTCAACCTCGGCGGCATTCGCATCGACAACCTGCATGGCACTGACAGGCGCGCCGCCGAGATGTTCGCGGGCGAGGTGGCAGGCATCGTAGAGGCCAAGCTCGCCAAAAGGCAGCGGCTCACCGCTAGGACGGCCTACTGATGAGCGCCGAAGGTGCGGGCGGATCTCCGGGGCCGTGGACCGGCGACGGTCGCTGCCTCATCGCGTGGGGCTCGGGCACTGGCCCCACGTTCGCAGCCGACCCCGAGGGCAAGCCGATCAAAGAAAAGCTGCTCGGCACCTGCGAGGTCTGGCGGGCGATCGACTCGGAGAGCGGCGGCCCAGCCGTCTGCATCGGCGAAACCGACGCCGAGGCATTCCTCGACGAGCACATCGCGAACGGCAGCCGGGCGACCTACTGGGTCATGGAGAAGGCCGCCGGCGGCGGCTTGCGCCAAGTCGGCCCGACCATCGACGTCGAGATGCCCGGGCGCCCAGGCGCCTCGGCTGACGTGACGCCGCCGACGCCGCCCGACGATCTGCGCGCGAGGCGCACCAGCAAGGGCAACCTGATCTCGTGGCTGCCATCCTGCGACGACGAGAGCGGCGTTCTGGCCTATCTCATCTACAGCGCCAACGAGCATCAGCCCGACGCCGTGCTTTGGGTCGACGAGGAGAACGACCGCATCCAGAAGACGGATGCGCACCGGCTGGAGTGGACCGACGAAACGACGGACGCGAACAAGCCCTACATCATGCGGGCGATCGACCGTGCCCTCAACCTCTCCGACCCGACCGGCAAGGCGATCCCGACCCCCGGCAAGGTACGCGAGCCGGTTGAGCCGGTGGTGCCAGTAGGCTTCGAGGCGTGGAACCTCGCTCAGAACCCGCGCTTTCATTACAACATCAGCGACGGGTGGATGCCAGACTGGGACTTTACCGACCAGCACTCCGGGATTTACACGAACCCGCACCGTGCCGTCAAAGCGTATCCGAGCGTATACCCACCGGCTCCCGCCGACGCGATTGTCACGATCCGGTGGCCCTACTACGGGCAGTGGAACTTCTGGACGGTGCCCGTCCCTCTGCCGGACAACTTCGGCACGTCCTTCTGGGCGCTGGCGACGTGGTTTGCTAACAATCGCAACGCCTATCTCAAGTACGCCTTTGACTGCACGCCGATGGTCAAGTGCTACGACTCGGACGGCCTGCTGATCGGCTCCGTTCCCCTCGACAACATCGGAGGGTTCGCTGGCGATGAGGGGTATGCGCCTACGGAGTTCTCCGAGATCGCCGTGCACGGGACGCTCGCGGAGGGAACCGCGCAGGTCGCCCTCGGCTTCGGAGCTATCTACGGCACCAACAGCAACAACGATGAGTTCGACTTCATGTCGACCACGAAGTTCGCCCTCATGAACGACCCAGAGGTTGATCCTGTGACGCTTGACCCGCTGGAGTGGAGCAGCCAGCAGGTCGCCGTGGAGCGCGTTGACTCGGTGCCCGGCACGGATCTTCCCGAGGGGACGAGCGAGGCGCTCTTTTTGCCACACAGTACCGGCGGGTCGGCTGGTGAGAGTGAGTACGCGCCGCTGCCGACGAGTCCATGGCGCGACGACGGCCCACTGCTGAGTGGTGACTGGATGATGCTGGAGTTTGACGCCTACATATACGGAGTCTCTGCCGGCCAGTGCTCACTCTTCGTCGCCCTGCAGATAAGAGAAGCAGGAGGGGGCTGGCAAGAGGGCATCGTCGCGATCGAAAACGCGCCGGCGCCGCTCGGCGAGTTCACGCACTTCAAGAAACCCGTGAGGCTGGGGCCGGACTGCGTCTCGGCCGGCGAATGCTCTGTGTATATCGGGCCCTCGGAGCTTGTTCCGGGCGGGGCGGACAACGCTGATACCTACTTCTGCAACGTCACCCTAGGCGCCGGCCCCTTCTACGCCGACGGAGACACGTCTGGCTGGGAGTGGGCCGGCGCGGCGCACAACTCGCCGTCGAGGACAGCCACGTGAGCCCCACCTATGGCACCATACCGCACCGCCTGCTCGGCAACTACACGGTGTCCTGCTGCGCCGATCCTCTCGGCCTCACCTGGTCGAACAAAAACCAGGGCGGCTACGGATCAGCGTCATGGCAGCAGCTCACGCCGCCGCCGGCCTACGGCACGCCGGTCACGATCGTCTCTGAAGGCGTCCGCGTCTTCGAGGGAAAGGTCGTCAGCTCCTCACTCGCGCGCACCGGCGAGAAGCTCATCTACAACGTCGAGTGCGTCGGCCGCTTCGCCGAGCTCGCCGATGACGAGACGTATGAGGCCGTCTTCGTCCACCGCGACCTCTCCGCGTGGCAGACCACCGACTGCGGCAACTGGGCAGCGGCCTCCGACTTCCAGGTCAACCTCGCAACCGAGGGCGCCCTCGCCTTCAAGTGGCCCGACACCGACAAGCTCATCGTGCAGCAGTCGGACCCGGACGAGGACGGCGCTACCGCCTACGAGCATATCGGCAACGCGGTCCCGCGCCACCAGGACGCCGACTTCGCCTGGCCGGCGACGCTGTGGACGGCAGCCTACTACGTCATCGGCGGCGGCCTCTCGCCGCGCCCCATCACGTCGTTTTCCTTCGATGCCTACTGGGACCTGCGGACGCCCAAGCTCGATGCCATGATGACGCCCGACTACACGAACCCTATCGGCCCCAAGGACGAGAAGTACGGCCACCGCTTCAGCCGGTACCCCCGCATCGACTACTGGACCGACTTCTACGGGCTGGATCACGCCCCGGTGACCGCATTTGTGGGCATCTACGGCGTGAACGACGCCGCCGACCTGCCGGTAGACGATCCCTGGGCGATGCGCAAGGACCCGCATCTGCTCCACCTCTTCGACGGCCGCACCTCGCACGCGAAGACCAAGCGCGTGAGGATCCGCCTGCCGCGTCATCGCGCTCGCTTGGAGACGGAGGAGCAGGAGCCCTTCCGCCTCACCGTGCACCCCGGGACGCGCATGGTGGTCATCTACGCTACATACAAGCCCGTCCGCCTGCCTGTGAACCTCAGCACCCGCTACTCGGTCAACGCCGACCACATCGTCCGCACCAAGTGGGTTGCCGTCAATCGCATCTACGCCGAGCCCGGGGAGTATGCCGAGTTCAGCAACCTCGCGATCAGGGCGCAGGGCTTCACCGACGACGACGTCGGCGCGGCCCTTCGCTTGGTAGTGCCCGGCGCGTCCGTCCCGGCCATGCGGCTCCCCGAGATCGACCCGAAGGTCCCGACCACGAGTATCGTCGTGCCGCCGTTCACCACGAGGCTCGCGGCGATCGAGTCCCTGCTCGCCCTCTACCCTGCACAGATGTGTTGGGGCGTGTGGGAGGACGGCAGGCTCGTGGTGGCTGAGACCTACGGCGCCGTCACCATCCCAGACGGCCCCGGCGTCGAGATCGACGCCAGTCTCGATGACGAGGGCGCGGTCGACTACGCGCTCGTGGCCTATTCGCCAGCGGCAGCAGGGCAGATAGACGGGATGCTGGTGGTCAACGCGCCGGCGCTCATGACGGTCACGGCCGACGGCGACGTCAGCTATCCGCCGCTTGGCTGGCAGCCGGCCGAAGGCGACCGCGTGGCCTTCGTCGACGCTACCAGCGACACATCCGGAGCGAAGGGCGCGGAGCGTATGGGGCAGCTCGCTTGCCTCGAGCGCCTGCCCGGCCGCTGGAGCGGCACGATCACCCTGGCCGGAATCGCTGGCGCATCGACTATCCGCCCCGGATACACGATCACCTGTGGCCAGGTGACAGGAGCCCTCATCACCTCGACCACGTGCGACGCCGAGCAGGATCGCGTCACGCTCGAGCTCGGCAGCGTCGGCTACGTCGGGCGCTTCCCGGCCTCTGTTCCCGGTCGCCCCGCTACCGCGAGGCCGCGCGGCCATCGCCGGCTCACCCATCTCGACCTGCGCCTAGAGAGGCGCCGCCACAAATGAAGGAGTCCGCATGACCATCGCCGCTACGAGTCTGAAGTGGTACCTCTCAGGAGGCGCGACGAACAGCGACCCCGCCCTCTCGATCGGCGGCGCGCAAAGCGGCGTCGCGCTGTCGACCGCCGCACTCAACAATCTCTTCGACGACGTGACCGGCGACGAGGCAACGAGCGGATACGACGAGTACCGCCTGCTCTACTTCCAGAACATCGACGACGACTCGAATGGCCTCGCCAACCCGATCCTGTGGATCACGACGCAGCCGCCTGGCGACGACGACCTCGAGATCGGCATCGCTGCGGCCGGCAAGAACTCCGTGGAGACCGCCATTGCCAACGACCACACCGCGCCGGCCGGCGTGACGTTCTCCGCGCCAGCGACCAAGAGCAGCGGGATCGCCCTGCCGGGCGCGCCCTACATGCAGGACGACTATGTGGGCGTCTGGTTCCACCGGCACGTTCCGGCCGCCGCGCGCGTCATGCTCGACGACGAGTGCGCGTGGGCCGTCGAGGGCGACACGGTCTGACACATGAATCTCGTGCGCTCAGAGCCCTCGTCCTCATGGCTGGTCTGGAACACGGTCCAGACCGGCGCGTGGGCTTCGTGGGCGTACCGGACGACATGGACGGGAGAGGCGGTCGCGCTCGAGTCGCGAAGCCTGTGGAGCATCCTGCCGGACGAGAGCGTGGTGCGCGGCGCAGGCATCGCTTCGTGGAATGTCGCCGAGAACGTGCGCAGCGCGCCGGCGTCCTCGTGGCGCATCGTCGATTCGAACCCCGTGCGCTCGACGCCGACGGCCGGATGGAGAGTTGCCAGTCTTATGCGCGGCGCGGCACGGTCATCATGGGACGTAGACAGGAGGTCCGACGACGTGGGCGTCATTTGCATCTACAACGGAATCAACATGAACGACGGTGTGAATACGTGGGTGCTGGCAGACGCCAGCGACCTTGGGAGCGACACGCCCGCCTACGACCAGATCCGGCACCACGATGGCTCGCTCGTCATCCACGACGTGCACAAGGAGCTTGTGACGCTCTCGGTGCCGGTGCGCGTGAAGTTCAGCGACGCGGCAACCCTCGCCGCATGGCTTGAGTCCACGCGCGCCGCCTGCCTCGCCGGCGGCTCGCTCACGTGGCAGGAATCGCCCTCGGCGCCGGTGCGCACCTTCACCATCGCCCCGAGCCCGGCGCCAAGGGTTCTGGAGGATAACCAGTTCTATCTCCAGCACACGGCACTCATCGACCTGCAGCTCACGAGGTGGGCGGAATGACTGACGACGCGCGGGGCATCGCCGGCGACCGGCGCAGGAACCCGTTTCCAAGCCTCAACGACACGGAATACGAGCTATTCCTGCTCACCATCGAGAAGTGCGTCGCTGCCGGCGTCGCGTCTGCGATGGACAAGTACCAGAAATCCAACTGCCTGCCGCACGTCGTCGACACCGATCACTTGAAGGCGGCCGTCTTCGGGGCCACGGAGTCGGGCGTCATCGGGCTCGACGACCGCGTCGGCAGTCTTGAGCGCGCCATGGCAACGCTGTCTCGGGTTACTTGGGTTGCCGTGTCGGCCTTCATCGTCGCGTTCACCGGCCTGCTTGTCGGCCTCATCCAGTTCGCCATCATCGGGAAGTGATAAGGTGGTTCTGGCCTGAGTCCACGATTCACGGATGCTTTGCGCGGATGGAATGGTCCGGAACAGAGGTCGCCTTTCTGAGGCGCAATGCAGAGCGTGGTGCGCGCTGCATAGCCGACGAGCTTGGCCGCTCCGTCGCTTCCGTCGAACGCCAGGCCTACCGTCTGCGCGTGTCCCTGCGCCGCTCAGGGAGCCGCCGTGGAGCGGTCCTCGGCCAGCCCCGCGGCGTGTCTATCTCCCGGCTGATACGCGAGAGCGTGGTCAGTGGTCAGATTCCGGCAGAAGCATTGGACGCGCGCATTGCGCTCGGCGCCGGCGCTGATCTCTGCCCGGGCTGCGGCATTCGCGAGATTGCCGTCGCATCCTCAGGCCTCTGCCGCCCCTGCCATCTGCGGCGCCTGGCCGCCGCCCACCGCGACGCCCTCGCTGACCTCGCCGCCGAAAGGGATGCGCTGCAGGAGCTATGGACCTGCCGGCAGCAGGTCAAGCGAGCCAAGCAAGCCATCGATATGGAGGTCGGCGTATGAGCCTGTTCGCCCATCCTTGCCCATCCTGCGGGGCCAGAATCCCGGTCGGCGGCGTCTGCCCCGTATGCGGGCCCGCAGGCAGCTTCCGGGCATCCTCGTGTCGCATCTGCGGCGTGCGCACGGAGGCAGGAGCGGAGTACTGCCCGGCGCACTCGGCCGAGCAGGAGCGGCTCCTGAGTCAGCCTTGGCGGGCGGGCTACTACGACCCGGCATATCTGCGGAATCGCGAACTGGCCTGGAAGCGGGCCGCCGGGCACTGTGAAGTCTGCGGCATTCCGATCGCGCGCGCGGCCGCCGAGTGCGACCACATCGTGCCCCTGCGTGACGGAGGCACGAACCTTATAGAAAATCTGCGCTGGGAGTGCGTCACCTGTCATCGCAAGAAGACGAGGCTCGACCGCCGCCGGCGCGCCGGATAGGGGGCATGAGCATGGGCCTCATCCAGTTCGTTGTCATCGGGAGGTAGCCGTGAACGTGCCGAAGCTGAAAGAAGAAATGCGGTTCTATGCCGTTGAGCACGGCCTCCCCGTGCCGCGCGTGGCGTGGAAGTCGAATGTCTGGGGCGTGGGTGCAAGGACGCTCGCCTGGAGAGTGTCCGGTCACTACGGCAAGGCGACCACCGACAAGGCCAAGCTCTGGCGTCACTTCAACCCGCCGACGCTCGGCGAGCGCATCGTGGCTGTGGCCGCCAAGGAAGTCGGCACGACCGAGCACCCGCCGGGGAGCAACGACGGGACGCGAGTACACGTCTACCAGTCCAGCACCGGGGCCTACCGAGCGCCCTGGTGCGCCTCGTTCGTCCTCTGGGTCCTGCGGCAGGCGGGTTATAACGGGCAGGTCGCGCCGACGCCCGCCTACGTGCCCAGTTGGACAAACATGATCAAGGTAGGAGGCGGCGGCTGGGAGTCGGTCGCGTTCGAACGCGCCCGTCCCGGCGACCTCGTCACTCTCTGGCAGTCGGAGCACATCGAGATCGTGACCGGGCGCGACGGCGACTACCTCCTCTGCATCGGTGGCAACACCTCGCCGGTCGGCCAGAACAGCAACGGCGGCATGGTTGCGCGTACCCGGCGGCACCGCTCGGAAGTCACCGTTATCGGCAGGGCCTCATAGCCCGCCAGACAAGGAGCTGACCCATGGCAGGAATGAGCAACTACGCAGAGCAGCAGCTGCTCGACTGGTACTACCGCGGGGCGACGTGGACGGGGGCCGACCCCTACATCCGCCTCTACTCGACGAACCCGACCGATTTTGAGTCGAACCCTCCGACTGGCGGCACCGAGATGGTCGGCACCGGCTATACCCAGTACGGCCAGCTCGCCGCACGCGGCTCGACCAACTGGGAGGTCATCGCGTCCGGCAACGGCATGGTCGGCCAGAACAAGCAGACCGCCGCCTTCTCGTGGTCGAACGGCTCGGACTGGCCCGCAATCAACGGCGCGGCACTCTTCGACGGCAACGCCAGCGGCTCCAACCTCATCTGGGGCGGTGTGTTAACCACGCCGCGTGACCCCTCCACTGGCGACATAGCACGATTCGCGGCCGGGGCCATGCAGTTCAAGCTCGACACGACCACGCTGGCGGGCGTCAGCACAGAGTCCAAGACGGCCATGCTCCAACACCTGTTCATTGGCGACCAGTCGGCTAACCGCGTCCCGGCTACGGCCTACCTGGCCGTCTATACGTCGGCCACGGCTATCAACCTGATGACAGGCGCGAATGGGACCGAGGTGTCCACTTCGGGCACCAACTACTCCCGCGCAGCCATCACGTCATCGACGTTCTGGACCGCAGCTGCCCCGAGCGGAACCGGCTATAAGATTACTAATGCCTCCGACGTGAAGTCGTGGAGCGCCGCAGGGACGGCATGGGGCGTCTGCCGCTACGTCGCTCTCGTAGACACCGCCTCTGGAGCAATCGGCCACTACTACGCTATCAAGCAGCTTACGTCCGACATCCAGATCGACGCCGGGGACACCTTCTCTATCGCTGCGGGCGACCTCTACATCAGCCTTGACGAGTCGAACTGAGAAGGGAGACCGTTCCTGTGAACCGAAAGGATTGAGATGTCCTATACCACGAATACGCAGGGGTCGGACTCAAACTGCGCAACCACGTTCCTGGGCACCCTCAGCGGCATCATCACTGCCGTGTCCGGCTGGTCCCTCGTTGAGACTTGGACGAGCGGCAACGAGACGGCGAAGATATGGAAAAGTGCCGCAGCCCAGAACGGCGGCGTGGACTTCTACGTCGTCGCTTACGCTGCTACGGCTGGCGCGACGTCTATCACCTTTGCGATCTGTGAGGCATACGACGCTGTCAATCACAAGTTGCAGAAGTATGCGCCCGCGTCTGGCAGCGGCATCACTGTGAGCACCACCGACAATACCGTGACCAACGCGACCGGAGTCCTTCCCGACTCGGCGACGGCCTACCAATCACCGGTCACGATTAACTCCTCAGGTTTCACCTATTGGGTCAGCGCCTCGGCCAAGCGCATCGTCGTCGCCACCCGCGTCGGAACGAGCGACTACGGTGTCTTTGCGGGCATGTGCGATAACCTGCTAAGTACAACTGACTTTCCCTATTCATCAGTCTGCCTCGGGGTCGGATACACCGGCGGGAATACTTCGCTCACGAACAACGCCTCCGCCTCAGCAACCTACTTCTCGATGACGCGCGAGCCGGGAGCCCCAGCCGCGGCTACGGGCAACTTCGCATCTGTCTTACTGTCAGCCACTACAGACTATGCGCTATGGCCGATTCTCCTAGGAATATCCTCCTATGATTGGCCATATAAGCCGGGCATTCTTGGCGGCCGCAGAGCTATCTACAGTTCGCGCAATGCTTCGTACCAGTACATACCGCGCGCCTTGCTCCCCGTGGATATCATCACCGTGCCGCGACTCACTACCGCCGTCAATGGCGACACCATCAGCTATGGCGGAAAAACCTATGTACGCATGTGTCGCGGCACTACGGACGGCCTTCTCTTCGTCGACAACTCCGTCTGATGGCTGATCTCGGAACCGTCCTCACGCTCGAGGGCTACTGCACCTATCCGGCGACGCCGTTCTCTGCGCCGCAGACGATGAACTCAACGCCTCCGATGGTGGCTGCGCTTACGGGGATGCTCAGCATAGCCCGGTGGCCCGTGTGGGCATGGGCCGTCAACGTCGTTGATCTGACGGGCGTGTCAAAACCAGCCCTCTTAGCTCTCCTGAAGCTCCTGCGCAACAAGGTGGTGACTGACCCCTCGACGGGCGCGAAGACGATCTATGACGATGACGACGCCACCGCGTTGTGCTCGGGGACGTTGTACAAGGACGTAGCCGGGACGCTACCGTTCGACGGGACTGGCGCGAATCGGCAGGACCGGCTTGCTTCTGCGGCTCTCGATGACGTATTGCGAGCCTTACCTACCGAACTCGGCACTGTTCTGGCGACGGCACTCAAGCTGCTGCGTAACAAGACGGTGACCGACCCATCGACGGGCGTCATGACCGTCTACGACGACAACGGCACGGACGTACTCATGACCGCGAACATCTATAAGGACGCGGCAGGGACAACCCCGTTCGACGGCACTGGAGCCAATAGGCGGAACAGGCTGGCATAAGTGGCCGTCATCGTCACACGCGGGCTCGGCGACAGCAGCGATCTTCTCGTCACTTGGGGCCTGGGCACATCCGTCACGCAGGCCACGTGGGAGCTTGCCCTCGCGAGCGAGTCCAAGTCCGCAGCCAGCGCCACGGGCTCCGTCGTCCATGCCACGTGGGAGCTTGCGCTTGCGAGCGAGGCAAAGAGCGCAGTAGCCGCTAGCGGCGCCAGAACTCCGGCAGGCGTTACCCATGAACTCGCGCTCGCCAGCGAGGCCGTCAGTGCCGCCTCGGCTACCGGCTCTGTCACGCAGGCCGTATGGGAACTCGCCCTAGCCTCTGAGGCGAAGTCGGAAGCCGGCGTGTCCGGCACGGTTACGCACGCAGTATGGGAACTTGCGCTCACGAGCGAGGCGAAGTCGGCCGTAGCCGCAGCAGCCGGCGCAACACAGGCCACGTGGGAACTTGCGATTGCGAGTGAGGCCAAGTCGCACGTCGCAGCGACTGGCAGCGTCGCCCACGCGGTATGGGAGCTAGCGCTTGCCAGCGAAGCGAAGTCCGCGGCCAGCGCTACTGGCGTCAGCGCTAAGGCCGTATGGGAGCTCGCGCTCGCGTCCGAGTCCAAGAGCGTCGTAGCGGCTGCCGGCTCTGTCACACAGGCCACGTGGGAGCTCGCCCTCGAGAGTGAAGCCGTCAGCGCAGTGGCCGCCGCCGCCGGCGTCACGCACGCGGTATGGGAGCTCGCGCTGGCGAACGAGGCGGCGTCTGCAGTCGCGGCAACCGGGCAGAAGCAGGCCGCGCAGACGCACGAGCTCGCCTTTGCGAGCGAGGCGAAGAGCGCCGTAGGGGGCGCCGGCGCCGTCACTCATGCCGTGTGGGAGCTCGGCCTCGCAGGCGAGGCCAAGAGCGCCGTCAGCGTCAGCGGCTCCGTCGTCCACGCGACATGGGAACTCGCCCTCGCCTCAGAGGCGAAGAGCAGCGTTGCCTGCGCCGGGCGCGTGGTTCATGCGACGTGGGAGCTCATGCTTGCCAGCGAGGCCACGTCTGCCGTCGTTGTCACGGCGGCGGTGCATCGGACGCTGGAGCTGAACTGCACCGGCGAGGCGAAGTCGGCGGCGGCCGTGACCGCGATCGTCACGCACGCAACATGGGAGCTGGCGCTCACCAGTCAGAGCAGGAGCGCTGCATTCGCCTGCGGCTCGGTAACGTGGAGGATCAGTGGCATCACCTGGAGCGTTGACGGGCTCGTGCAGACTTGGACGTGCCATATGCCGGGCAACGCATGGAAGACAAGCCGCGGGGACGACTGGAGCGTCCGCGCCTACGCACTGGAGGACGGGCCGTGACCGTGAACACCCTGAGGCTGAAACGCGGCTCCTGGAAGTACGTGCGCGTGCGCATCCGGCCGCCCAAGCGGGGCGGCGTGCGCTATGACCCGACCGACGGCACCGTGGAACTCGCCTTCGTCGCGCCTGGCGCATCGGAATCTGAGGCGACGTACAACGCCGCCACCTGGGACGCCGACCCCATGGCCGACGGCTATGACGCGCTCTGCCTCGTCGCCAACTCCGTGACGCAGTCCGGCGCCGTGCGCCTCGAGCCGGGCTCGTACAAGGTTCTGGTCCGCGTCGCAGCCGTCACGGAGCGCCCGATCGAGGAAGGCGGGACGCTCGTCTGCGAGTGACAGGTGACGCGCCTTATACCCTTCTGAGGGTCAGGCGGGCGCGGCCGGGTCCGGTCGCGTAGCCGCGAGCTCACCGGGAGGACTCCCGTGAGGATCTCATTGACCATGGCGATCGCGCTGCTCACCATCGGCCTGATCGTGGTCATGGCCGCGCTGGCGATCGCTGCGCTCGCCAACGCTTCGCCGGCCTCTCCGGCGCCGACGGCCACGCCGAGCGCGTCGCCCCCGCCAGTTCCCGCCTCCTCGGCGACCGTGCGCTCCGCCCTTGCCAATCAGCGCCGCGCTGAGAGGGCGAGAAGGGACCTCTCCCGCGTCCGCAGGTGCTTTGGCGACCCTGCGCCCGTCCGCGTCTCTCCTGCGCCCAGGCGGCTCGGGAGCGAGGCAGCATGGGCGCGGGCGTCGCGGCGCTGGCGAGCGCAGGCGACGGGCTGGCGGGCGAAGACGAAGGCGGGCATTGCGAAGATGCGCCATCCTGGCGGGAGCGGGGCGGCGCGGTGGTGGCCGGCGGCCTTGTACTGCGGCTGGAAGCCGTCGCTGAAGTCCTGGTTCTGCTACGTCGTGAACCGTGAATCCGGCGGCTGCCCGCAGGCGGTCAACGCATCGTCGCAGTGCCGGGGCCTGCTCCAGCTCCATCCCTGCCACTGGGGAAGCAAGGGCAGCGCCTGGATACGTGATGTGTTCAACCAGATCGAGCTCGGCTGGCGGCTCTACCGCGAGGCCGGGCCTTCACCTTGGGCTCTTTGAAGGAGGTGACATTCATGAGCAACATCGCAACCTGGCTCGACGGTAAGAAGAGCATCATCGGGACGCTCGCCCTCGGCATCCTCGGCATCCTCGCTAGCACCGGCGTCGTCTCGGTCGGCGATACCTGGTATCAGATCGTGATCCTCCTCGTCGCCACCTTCACCGGCGTCAGTTTCCGCGCGGCGATCGCCAAGAGCGGCGTGAAGTAGACTACCGAGTACGGCGGCTCTCCCCGCCAGCCCCGGCCCTCGTCCTCAGCGGGGGCCGGGGCGTTTTTCGTCTTCCCCCGCCAAGATTGCCTATTGACACCGTAAACCCACCGGCTAGAATGAGGCAGTCAGCAACCGCCACTCCAGGAGACGGACATGGATCGCACGGCGAACCCGAAGATGATTGAGGCAGAGGTCGCGACCGCTCGGAGCATCATCGCAAGGTACTCGCCGATCACGAACCGGAACATGGAACAGGCCGACGCGCTCGCCGCCGCATGGGCGACGCTGCGCACCTACGGAGCGACCACGCGCGACGCCGCCGACCATGCGTGAACACTTGGCACCCGCACCCCAAGGTGTACACTGTCAATCACGCAACAAACGGAGGAGGTGAGACCAATCGACATCACCGCAAGCGAAGCCGCCAAGCGCCTCGGCATCACGAGGCAGGCGACGACCGTATGGGCGCAGGAGGGCAGATTCCCCGGCGCCAGGAAAGACGAGTACAGCGGCATGTGGCGCATCCCTGAGGAAGTCGTCAACGCCATGGCCGCGGAGAGGGAGAGACGCAATGAGATACGACATGCAGACACCGGCCCGCAGCCGGCCGCGTAGCACCCGCCAGTCCCGCAGGAAGCGCTTTACCGCCTCGGACGTCGCGGCCTGGCTTCTGTTCTTTGCCGCGCTGGCCGTGATCGAGATCGCCTTCTGCGCCATCCTCTGGATCGTGGTGCCATGACCGAGTCCAAACCGCTCGGGTACGTCATCCCGGTCAGCGCCCCCGACGAAACCGAAGCCGAGTACTATCACCGGCGCTTCCAGGAGGTCGCCAAGGAACTGGCCGCCGTGCGCGCCGACTACCGGCGCCTGATGACGCGCCTCCTCGAGCTGCTCGAAGAGGAGGCCGAGTCATGACCTGCACCGCCTGCGAGCGCAGCGGCTCGCCCGACTGCACGGCCACGTTCCGCTGCCACGTCTGCGGCCGTGTATTCAACATCTGCGCCGGCATGGTGGGCGGCTTCGGCGGCAGGGAGCCGATCTGCACCGAGTGCCACTACCGGCGCGAGACCGGCAGGGACCTCGTAAGCCGGCATGCCAACAAGCGCGCGTTCCGGCCGGGGGAGGCGTGGGGATGAGCGGCAACGGCAAACGCTATCGCCACGAGACCTACGCATCCTACGCAGCCGCGCCAGGCGTCAATTGGTCCACGCTCAAGGAGATGGGCCGCTCGCCTGCGCACTACCATCACCGGCTCATCACGCCTCGCGAAGACACGCCGGCCATGCGCATGGGCCGCGCGATTCACACGGCGGTGCTCGAGCCCGATGCCTTCCCGCTGGAATATACGGTCTACGAGGGACCACGGCGCGCCGGCAAGGACTGGGACGAGTTCGCGCTCGTCAACGCGGACAAAACCATTCTGAGGGCCGAGGAATACGAGACCTGCCTCGCCGTGCGAGACGCCGTGCGCCGGCACAAGACGGCGCGGCGGATGCTGCGCTGGGGCAAGGCCGAGGTCACCCTGAAGTGGGTCGATCCGCAAACGCGGCTGCGCTGCAAGGCGCGGCTCGATTGGATTGCACCCGGCGGCGTGCTCATCGACCTGAAGAGCACCCGCGACGGCGACCCGCGCGCATTCGGCCGACTCGCTGAGCGCATGGGCTATCACGGCCAGCTCGCGTTCTACCGTCGCGGCCTGCTGGCCAGTGGCCACGATCCGGCACCGGTCTACATCATCGCCGTGGAGACGGAGGCGCCGCACGACGTCTCCGTGTTCGAGGTGGACGACGACGTGCTCCTCGCCGGCGACCTGCTCGTGCACGACTACCTGCACCAGGTCCGCGCCTGCCGCAAGCGGCGTAGCTGGCCCGGACGCGACCCCGGCGTTCAGAAGCTCGACTTCCCCACCTGGGCGCTGCCCGACGGCGACGCCTACTCCGACCTTATCGAGGTGCTCCCATGAGCCCGACCCAGTTCACATCCTTCGACCAGCTCTACCCCGGCGAGTTCCTCAAGGCCGGCGAGTTCGGCGGCAAGGCCGTCACCCTGACCATCACCGAAATCGAGCGCCCGCTGCTCAGTGACGGCAGCGGCAACGAGGAGCCGGCCACGGTCGTGCACTTCGCCGAGACGCCGAAGAAGTTCGTTATGAACAAGACCAACGGCGTTTGCCTGCGCGCCATGTTCGGCGACGACCCACGCGCCTACGACGGCAAGCGCGTCACCCTGCACCCGGTCAAGGACGACTCCGGCCTCTCGGAGTCCGGCCTCTGCATCCGCGTCAAGGGCTCGCCGGACATCGACAAGCCGATCAAGTTCCGCGCCCACGTCGGCCGCAAGATGCTCACGCAGACGCTGGTACCGACGGCGACCGGCGCGAAGCAGGCCGCTCCTGCCACAGAAAGGGCCCTTAGAGACGTGTCTACGCCGGACGCGACCACGGAGCCGCAAACGGGCTTCGACGCCGCAAACGGCGAAATCGCTGAGGAGCCGCCCGGCCGTGGTCCGCTGCGCGACGTGAGTGCCTCCGCCGCCGCCGACGAGCAGCAGATCGACAGGATCGCCAAGCTGCGGAAGTCGAGCGGCATCTATGAAGCGGAGTTCGCATCCGTGATCGACACGTACGGCGACTTCAACGCCGACGGCTACGGGCTCACGCACGAGACGGCCGGGTTCGTCATCGAGGCGCTCGAGGAGCGAGGCTCATGAAGGCCGAACCAGTCGCCAAGCTGACCACCGACAACGCCTGCCACTCGCTGTGGAGCACACGCTCCGGCTACGTGCTCCAGACGATCGTCGACGGCTCCGTGGTCGCGGACAAGCACCTGTCGACCGCTGAGGCAATGGAGTGGTGCGATCTCACCAAGCGCTGCGGCGGCGTGGTGTACGGGAGGCGGCGCGATCATGTCTGAGCAACTGTCGATTGGGCAGGGCGTGGATCCACTCGGCGACGTGGTCGCCTGGCGGCGCAACCATCCGCATGCCTGGCGGGCAGTCGTCCGATGGGCGCATGAGGACCGCGCCGCCGGGATCGCCCCGTCGACGCGGCTGTACCTCTGCCTCCTGCGCCGGCCGCACTTCGCGTCCGTGCTCGGGCTCGCGCCGACGCCGGGTTCGCCGGTGCGGCTGAATGACCATCTTTCGTCGGGACTGGCGCGGTACCTGAACCGGGAGTACCCGGACCTCAAGTGTCCGACTCGTGAGGCGATGGTCGATCGGTGGGCGTCATGAAGGACTACGCCGCGTTCCTCGCCGAACGCGCCATGATGGCCGCCGGCGACGGGTTCATTCCATCCGACCTCAACCCGCAACTGTTCGACTTCCAGCGCAGCATCGTCACGTGGGCGTGCGAGAAGGGCCGCTCTGCCGTATTCGCCGACTGCGGCCTCGGCAAGACGCCGATGCAGCTTGAGTGGGCGCGGCTGGTCTGCGCCGAGACGGGCGGCCGCGTGCTCATCATCACGCCGCTGGCCGTGAGTAGCCAGACAGCGCGCGAGGCTGAGAAGTTCGGCGTCGACGCGGCCGTTTCGCGCGACGGGTCCCACGCGGCGCAGATCGACATCACCAACTACGAGCGTCTGCACCACTTCGACCCCGCCGACTACCAAGGCGTCGTCTGTGATGAGTCCAGCATCCTCAAGAACTACGACGGGGCGACGAAGGCGGCAATCACCGCGTTCATGCACCGGATGCCATACCGCCTTCTCTGCACGGCCACTGCCGCCCCGAACGACTACGTCGAGCTGGGCACGTCCGCGGAGGCGCTCGGCGTCATGGGCCACATGGACATGCTGAACGCCTACTTCCGCAACCAGAACGGCAACGCGACCGACACCAAGGGTCACTGGCGCGGACACTCGGCTCCGCGCATATGGGAGGGCAAGCAGTGGCGCTTCAAGCACCACGCCGAGCACCCGTTCTGGCGCTTCGTCTCTTCGTGGGCGCGGGCCATGCGGCGACCGTCAGACCTCGGATTCAGCGACGAGGGGTTCGACCTTCCGCCGCTCATCGAGAATCAGCACATCGTGCCGTACTCGCGCCCGCTCGATGGCAAGCTGTTCGCCGAGAAGGCGATCGGCCTGCATGAGCAGCGCGAGGAGCGCCGCGCGACCATCGAACCACGGTGCGAGCGCGTTGCTGCACTGGTCGACGATGGCCAGCCGGCGCTCGTCTGGTGCCACCTGAACGCAGAGGGCGACCTGCTCGAGAAGATGATTCCCGGTGCCGTACAGGTCAGCGGCGCCCAGGATGATGACGAGAAAGAGGAGCGCCTGCTCGCGTTCTCACGCGGCGAGGTGCGCGTTCTCGTCACGAAGCCGCGCATCGGCGGTTTTGGCATGAACTGGCAGCACTGTTCGCACGTCACGTTCTTTCCCTCGCACAGCTACGAGCAATATTACCAAGGCGTGCGCCGCTGTTGGAGGTTCGGACAGAAGTCGCCTGTAGTGGTCGATGTAGTAACCACCGAAGGCGAGCTAGGCGTACTTGAGAACCTTCAGCGTAAGGCGACGGCGGCAGACCGCATGTTCACCGAGCTTGTAGCACACATGAACGACGCCGCGCACATGCGCCCAGACAATCCATTCACGATCCAGGAGGCCATCCCATCATGGCTGTGATCCAACAGGATATCGCCGACCAGTACGCCCTCTACCTCGGCGACTGCGTCGAGACCATGGCGACGTTCCCGGCGGAGTCCATACACCTATCCATCTACTCGCCTCCATTCGGTGGCTTGTACCACTACTCGAGCAGTGAGCGCGACCTCTCGAACGCGCGCAGTTACCAGGAGTTCTTTGACCACTACGGCTACGTCGTCGCCGAGGTCTCACGCCTGACGATGCCAGGTCGCATCACCTGCGTTCACTGCATGGACGTGCCGTCAGGGAACACCGGGAACGACCACCTGCGGGACTTCCCCGGAGACATCATTCGGCTACACGAGAAGCACGGGTTCCACTACATCGCCCGCTACGCCGTATGGAAAGAACCGCTCGGCGTTCGCAACCGCACAATGGTCAAGAACCTCGCCCACGCAACCGTCGTCAAGGACGCCTCCCGGTGCAGCGTCGCCAGCGCCGACTACCTGCTCGCGTTCCGCCGCCATGGGGATAACCCAGTGCCCATCACCCACCCGCGCGGACTCATGGACTACGCCGGCGAGCGGCAGATCCCACCGGACGTGCTCGCCTACCGCGGTTGGACTGGCAATCAGATCGAGAACCGCTACTCGCACTGGATATGGAGGCAGTACGCCTCCGCGTTCTGGGATGACGTGCGCATCGGCCGCGTGCTGCCGTACAAGGCGGCGAAGGACGAAGAAGACGAGAAGCACGTCCACCCGCTGCAACTTGACGTGATCGACCGCTGCATTGTCCTCTGGAGCAACCCCGGCGAGACCGTGCTCACGCCGTTCATGGGCGTCGGCAGCGAGGTCTATGGGGCCGTGATGAACGGCCGGCGCGGCGTCGGCATCGAGCTCAAGCCGAGCTACTACCGCCAGGCTGTGCGGAACATCGAGGAGGCCATCGCGCCCGACTACCGGGAAGCCCTCGGGCAACTGGAGATCGAGACATGACCCCGCCCTCAACCTGCCCCCGATGCGGCAACAGCACGTTCTACGGACCCGCTGAGATCAAGTTCACCGACGAAGACGGATCGCACTGGTACGTCAGCTGCAAACGATGCGGAACCCTGCTTGTGGTCGGCAGGGACGTGACCATCGAAGGCAGCGAATCGTGATAACGGACGACGCTCTCACCCCGATGTACTTCCGCGTGTCTCCAGGGATCTGGAGGCAGAAGTGGACGGAGCCGGCGCGCTACTTGGCGCTCTACCTGCTCACCTGCCAGCACCGGACCCTAGAGGGCCTGTTCGTCCTGCCGATTCCCTACATCTGCGCCGACCTGAAATGGTCACCCGAATCATTGGAGGAACCATTCCGCACGCTCGTGAGCGATGGTTTCCTAGACTACGACGATGAGGAGCAGGTGTGCCTCATCGTCAAGGCGCTGCACTACCAACCGCCCCGCAACCCGAACATGGTGAAGGCGGCGGTAAGACGCATCGCAACCGTGCCGGAATCGAGGCTGGACGACCTGTTTCTCCGGTCGGCAATAACCTATTGCGGACCATTGGCCGAATCATTGCGCGAATCATTACCGGAACGATACGGCAAACCTCAGCTCTTCTCAGCTCTTCTCAGCTCAGCTCAAAACGCGGGCGGGCGCGAGGCGTCGCCAGGAGCGCCGCCCGCCCGCGTTGAGTGCAAGACATGCGGCGCGTATCTGCAGACAAACGGCGACGGGACCGCAGACCTGCACTGTCCCGTCTGCGAGCCGGCGCAGGTGAAGTCGTGATCGCCATCATCATCACCGCCGTCGCCATCCTCTGCGTCGTCCCGCTCGTCGTCTTCGCCTGGGCCATGGGCCGCATGGCGGTGTTATCGGACCAGCACGCGCAGCGGCTGCAGGGCGAGAGGAGGACGCTATGAAGAAGGCCGCACTGCTTGCTTGTGCCAACGCCAGCGCGCAAACGCCCCGGGGCGCGACCCGCCCCACAGGAGGTGAGACTCGTGGATGATGCCACGGCCGCCTGGCCCCGCCCCATTGACCCCCGCTACGCCGGCTTCCGTTTTCACTCACGCCTTGAGGCGCAGTGGGCGGTGTTCTTCGATGCCCTCGGCATCTCATGGAGGTACAAGCCGCAGGGTTACAAGCTCCCCGATGGCACTCAGTGCCTCCCCGACTTCGAGATGGTCCACGACGACATGTTCACGGCGCGACCCGCTAATCCCCGACAAGTGACGTGCGCGGGCAAAGAAGTCTTCGATCGGACCTTCATAGTAATCAAGGGCACGCATTGGGAGCTCGAAGAGTTCGACAAGATGTACGATCTATCCCAGTCCATGTGCTGCGAGGTCGTCCTCCTAATGGGTACCCCCAGCGATGTGCTGCGACTGGATAACGTTCGCTCCATCTCGTTCTTCGACGGGATTGACTACGTGACATGGGCCGGGAGGCTGTACCCGACGGACCTTCTGCATGACGCCATGGACGCGGCCATGGACGCCCGATTTGAGGCCGGCGAGCAATGAAGCAGGCCCCAGTACTCGCGTGGGTCAACGACAACGCCAGCGGCGTCTGGGCCGGCCGCGTCGGGCAAGAGCTCGTCGTGGTCCGCCCCGGCGCCAACTCGCGGCACGTGATCGTCAGGTGGCCGCAGGACTCGGTGCGGCGGGCGTTCGGGATGCCGACGACTTGGCTCGACTTCACGAAATCCCAGGAGCCGGGCGAATGAGCCGCGAGCTGAACGTCTCCCTGCCGCTGCCGCCGAGCGTCAACCACTCGCACGCCATGGCCCGGCGCCGGGCGAAGTCCGGCAAGCTCTACACGGCCAGAGTGCCGACGTCCCGCACGATGGCCTGGCGCAGCGCGGCCCACGTCGCTCTCAGGAACGCGATCGTCACGCAGGCATGGCGGACGCCGGCCCCGGGCGCGAAGGTCGTGGTCGAGGTCTGGTACTACTGGCCCGACGAGTCCTACGAGCGCGACACACACAACCGCCTGAAAGAGCTCATGGACGCGCTGCAGCGGGCACTCGTCTTCCCGAACGACTGCTCCGCCCTGGCGCGTGAGCAGGACTTCACCTGTGACCGTGAAAATCCACGGGTCGAGCTGCGCATCCGTCCGTTCTCCGAGCGTCTGCCATGAGCAACTGGCGCGTCCTGCACCCGGATGACCTCGTCCTTGCCGTGGCCGGCCAGCTACTCACTGCCGCTGTCGAGCGTCCCGGGCAGAAGGTCTGGCTGCAGCAGGAACTCGCGCGCCGCTGCATCCTGGCCACCAACGTCGACGTGAACAAGGCCGTGGAGAAGCTGCGCCGGCGCTGCAAGTGGCGCGTCGACGCCGCGGCGGGAGAGCCGGGCTACCGCCTGGAACAGTGGCCTTGGCACTTCACGCGCCGGCGCCGGGCATCTTGTGGCCGCGTGAGCGGAGAATGATATGGAGCAGACAATGTGCAAAGGGAGGGATCTGGGATGAGTGAGATGCCTGCGACGAAGGCAGCGAAGGACTGGCACTGGTGGACGACGTCGCCATATGCAGAGGCGAGCACCGTGAGAGAGTGCATCCGTGAGGCACAGGCCCGCATTGCAGAGCTGGAGGGAGAGCTGGAGAGGGCGAAGGTCTGTGGAAGCTGCGCGCACTGGGGGCCCGTGCTGTTCGAGTGCACTTTGGTATCCGTACACGACCTGCAAAGACCGTGGAGCGGGGAGTGCTACAACCTTGACCCCTGCCACTTCACGCCGTCGCGCTGGACTGCCTGCGGCGAAGAGAGGAGCGAGTAATGTGTCTTTTCGATTCCGTGTACGTTCCCTGCCCGGACTGTGGCAAGCAGTACGAGTTCCAATCAAAGGCAGGCGGCCCGCATCTCAATAGCTATACGCTTGACGACGCTCCAGGAGTCATCCTTGCGGACCTGAACGGGGCGACCGCGCGCTGTGACTGCGGCACGACGTTCGGAATATACACCAACATACAGGTCTCCGTCTGGGCCGACGACTGCGACTAGGAAGAGAGCGAGTCATGAGCATCCGATACGACGCAGAACGCGAAAGCTTCGTGGACGGGAAGATGTACGTGCCACCGGCCGTCATGGCCGAGATGCTGGAGCAGGCCAAGGCCGAGGTGGAGACGCTGGACCGAACCTTGCGCATCGCCGCCGCCGACTACTGGCGCGAGCAGATGGACGCCCTCGCCACCGACCATCCAGTTGACCACATCATCGACGCGACCATCGCAAAGTGGATTGCCCGCGCCGAGGAAGGGAGCGAGTCATGAGCAACGCGCATCCGGAGTTGGTGCCTGCGCCGAGGAAGGGAGCAAACAATGATGGGATGGAAGTGCCCCGTGTGCGGACGCGGCCTCTCGCCATATATGCCCGTCTGCCCGTGCGGCGGGATGGGGCAGCAGTCTACCTACGGCACCACAACGAATGAATGCGATCATGCGTGGGTGACCTATGGTCTCCCCGCCCCGCACCGTCGGTGCATAAGGTGCGGGACATGGGCGCCGCTGCCGGAAGAAACAGGAGAAACCGGGACCGCTCGTGCCGAGGAAAGGAGCGAGTCATGAGCGTCATCGTGGACACCCTCGAAGGCACCACCGACCGCGTGGCCGTGGCCATCGAGCGCATCCGCACGTTCGAGCCGGAGGAGGGGTACTACGTGGCGTTCAGCGGGGGCAAGGACTCCCAAGTAGCACTTGACCTCGTGGAGCGGTCTGGCGTGCGGTTCGATGCTCACATGAGCCTCACCACTGTAGACCCGCCCGAGGTGCTCGCCTTTGTCCGTCAAAAGTATGACGGCACTGTAACGCTAGAGAAGCCAGACACGTCCATGTTCAAGCTCATCCAGAGTAATGGCCCGCCGACCAGACGGCATCGCTTTTGCTGCAAGGCTCTCAAAGAGCGCGGAGGAGAGGGTCGGCTCGTCGTCACTGGCGTCAGGGCGCAGGAAAGCAGGAGACGTGCAGGGAGAGGGATGGTCGAGGCGTGCAAGTTCGGCTCTGGTAAGCGATTCCTACACCCGATCATCGACTGGGAAGACGCCGATGTGTGGGAGTACATCCACGGTCGCAGGTTGGCCTACTGCTCACTTTACGACGAAGGATTCACGCGCCTTGGCTGCGTCATGTGCCCGATGGGCGGCACCAAACAGACGAGCCGACACGCTGAGCGGTGGCCGAAGTTCGCGGCCATGTATCTCCGGGCGATCACGAAGTTCTGGGTAGCACGAGAAGAGAAGCTGTCTCCTCGCTGGGCTTCTGGTCAAGAGATGTACGACTGGTGGCTGAGCGGGAAATCAGTCGACAAGTGGCGGGCTGGATACGATCCGGATCAACAAGGAAGTTCGCGCCGAGGGATGGGTGAGTGAGCTCGGCAATGGCGAGTCTAACCGGAGCGGGCGCGCTGAACGCCGCAGGGGGTAGGGGGGTCTCATCACTGCAGGCCCGCAACGCTGACCCTGCCAGCCGCCCCGCGCAAATTTCCGCGGGTTGGGCGATTGGGGGTACGAAAGCGTGACGAAAGCGGCATACTGTGGTCATGATCTGCGCCGGCCCCCAATGCCAGAACGAGGTCGTGCCCACCGGCATCGGCCGGCCGCCGATCTACTGCTCGGACCGCTGCAGGAAAAGGGCCTACAGACTCCGCAAGGCCGAGGCGAGCGGACGCACGCACCGAACGGCGGCAGCCCCGGAATCCCCGCCGGCTCCGGCGGCGCCCCCGCCGCCCCCGCGCCCCGCGAAACTGGATGAGCAGGTGGCCGTGGCATTGCTTGAAGCCGAACGTCTCTCTGGAGCGCTGATCAGGCTCGGGTCGCAGGCTCAGCCGCGCCTTGCCTGGCGCTGCCGTATGCTCGGCGACGTGATCGCCTGCGCGATCGATGACTACTTCGAGGGCGTACTGTGAGCGGCCCGCCGCCGAAGGCAAGGACGCGCCCGGAAGTCAGCAAGCGGCCTCCCCGCGGGCAAGAGAAGGCGGCCTTGACGAGGGCGGTGCCGATTGGGGAGCTGGCGGAGACGCAGCCTCCCGCCGACATGCCGAAGCAGGTCCGCGAAGTCTGGAGCGCCTGCGTCACGGAGATGGGCGCAAACCGGCACCTGCGCGCTCCCGACCTTGTCCTTTTGCGCGCCTACTGCGAGGCCACCTACCTGCACCTACAAGCAAGCGCTATGATTCACGCCCAGGGCCTGATGACAGAGGGGGCTTACGGGCCGGTCGTCAATCCCATGGTCAAGGTGCAGAAGGACGCCGCCACTACCATGCGCCATCTCTCCGACGTGCTCGGCCTCAACCCGCTGGCGCGGATTCGCGGCGGCCTGCTCGAGATCGCCGGCCAGAGCATGGTCCTGGACATCCGCGAACGTCTCGTCTCCAAGCTGGCGAAAGGCTGACCACATGGCCGGTCGCAAGCGCATCTCCGGAGAACTGTCGGCGGAGCTCATCCGCCTCTTCATGGCGGAACATCTGCGCTTCACCGGCGGCCGCTGGGCGGGCAAGCCCTTCGTCCTCGAGCCCTGGCAGTACAAGCATATGATCAAGCCGCTGTTTGGCACCCTGGACGCGCGGGGCAAGCGCGTCTACCGAGAGGCGCTGTTCGGACTGCCGCGCTGGGGCGGCAAGAGCCAGGTCGCCGCCGGGCTCGCCCTGGCCGTGATGTTCACAGAGCCCGTCTACGAGGGCGAGTATTACGTCGTAGCGACCACGCGCCAGCAGGCCGGAATCGTCTTCGACAAGGCCAAGCGCATGGTGCTCTCCGACCCGCAGTTGCGCGCCGCGACGCATGTCTACCGCAACCTCATCGAGGTGGAAGAGACCGGGGCGATCTTCCGCGTCCTGCCCTGGGACGCCGACACGGCGCAGGGATTCCACCCCACGTGCTGCATCATCGACGAGTACCACGTGCACCGGAACGCCTCAATGCGCGAGGCGATGCTATCCGGCATGGTCGGCAGCGACAACGGCCTGCTAATCACCATCTCGACCGCCGGACCGGAGCGCAAGGGCCCGCTGTGGGATCTTCTGCGCACGGCGCCGAAGGACCCGCGGGCCTACGTCTACTGGTGCGGCGCCGGAGACGATGAGGACGGACACGACCCCAAGGCCTGGCGCCGGGCCAACCCGTCGAAGTGGATCACGATGAAGATGCTCCGTGATCAGTACCGCACGCTGCCCTTCCCCGTCTTCGAACGTCTGCACCTGAACCGCTTCCCAAGCTCAGGCACAAACCGCGCCTATCCAGCCGACCTCTGGCACGCCTGCAGCGCGCCTCCGGACTTCGACCCCGAACGCCCGACGATGCTCGGACTCGACGCCTCCTGGACGCGCGACACGACAGCGCTCGTCATGGTGCAGCGGAGCGACGCCGGCCGGCATTCCGTCTGGTCACAGGTCTGGCGGAAGGACGCGGCCATGGGTCACATCGACCACGAGGCCGTGGAGGCGAAGATTGTCGAGCTCTGCGCCGCCTACAACGTGGTCCGCATCGCCTGCGACCCGAACTACTTCACGCGATCCATGCTCAAGCTCGAGCATGAGTTCCACCTGCCGATCGAGGAGTTCCCGCAGGACGCGAAGCGCATGAGCGCCGCGAGCATGGCACTCTACGACGTGATCCTCGAGGGCCGCATCGCTCACGGCGGCGACGCCGAGCTGACCGATCAGGTGCTGAACGCCGGCGTCAAGGCGACGCCTTACGGCTGGCGCATCACGCGCATCGAGGAGGAGCGCAAGGTGGACGCCGCGGTCGCCCTGGCGATGGCGGTCTACCTTGCAGAAGCGGAGGGGGCCACCTTCGCTCCGAGCTTCGCCGAGACAGGCGGCATCTGGACGCTCAAGCTCGACGGGTGACACGCCCGGCAATATGAGCCTTAGGTCCCGACCTCGGAGGTGCGGCGTGTGGAACCCGTTGCGGCTGTTCGCCCGCAATGAGGCGGAGGAGTACTCACTCAGTGACGACAATGTGCTCAATGCGTTCTACGGGGCACTCTCACAACTCTCGTCCTCTGGCGTGACCGTCAACGAGCAGACGGCCATGCGCTCCACGGCCGTCCTCGCTTGCCTGATTGTCCGCGCACAGACCGTATCTACGCTGCCCGTCGATGTGCTCCGCCAGGAATCAGACGGAAGTAAGACGCACGACATGAGCGCGCCGGAGTACCGGCTTCTGGCGATTGCTCCGAACGACCTCATGACGTCGAAAGAGTTTTGGCGCTGGAAGCAGATCCGCGAGGATACCACCGGCAACGCCTACGCGCGCATCGTCTGGGATGGCTATGAGCCGCGCGAGATCTGGCCGCTGACCGGGCCGCAGCCGGCGCTCGTGATTGACCGCGCGACGCGCACCGCGGCCTGGAACTACACCGGCGACAACTTCACGCCCGCCGGGCCGATTCCGCTGCGCGATGTGATGCACTTCAAGAGTGCTGTGCTGACGTCTCCCTATGAGGGACGCAGCCTGATCAGCCTTGCGAGCGAGGCGATCGGCGTCTCGATTGGAACGGAGCAGTTCTTCGCTCGCCTGCTCGGGAACGGCTCGCACTTCCCGGGCTACCTCGAGACGGACCGCGACCTCACTCCCGAGGACTACAAGGCGATCAGTGAGCAACTGAAGGGTTTCTCCGGCCTGCTCAACGCCGGCCAGGTCCGGATATTCGACCGCGGCCTGACGTACAAGCAGAACGACATGAGCCTGAAGGACGCGCAGCTCGTTGAGCAGATGCGCTGGCAGCTTCAGCAAATCTGCAGCGTGTTCCGCGTCCCTATGGCGGCCGTGCAGGACCTCACGAACGGCACCTACTCGAACACCGAGCAGCAGGACCTCTCACTGGCGAAGTACACCGCCCAGCCTATCTGCGTCGACACCGAGGCCGTGATCCGACACCGCCTGTTCGCCATGAAGCCCGCCTACTCGGCGCGCTTCAACATCGACGCCATGCTGCGGGGCGACTACAAGACGCGCACCGAGGGAGACGCCATGCTGGTGCGCGCCGGCATCATCGCCCCGAACGAGGGCCGCGCGCATTATGACCTCAACCCGGTGAAGGGTCTCGAACGGCCGAGAGCAGAGCTGACGCTCGGCACGGTGACAGAAGACGGCCTCATCCACGCGCCTGCGGCCCCACTGGACGCGCCGCCGCCGGCAGCCCAGCCGGCGACCGCAAGCGCAATGCTCGCGCCGATTCTGAGCGACGCTGCCGACAGGATTCGCGCCCGATTCGAGGCCGACGCCAAGCGCGGGCGCAGCCGCGCGGACACTGAGAAGTTCGCGAGTGAGAAGCTCGCGCCGATCGCGGCGGCGTTTGGTGCCGCAGGAATCCCGTTCGATGCCGCCGCATTCCTGGCGGATGCGCTCGAGAAGAATCCCGTGGCGGGCTCGGGTGACACGCCCGGCAATATGGAGCCGCCAGCCTCCGGGACCGAAGCAGGAGTGACGCCGTGAAGCAACGCCGGTTCTACGAGATCAAAAACGAAGCCGGGAGTAGCTCGGCCGATGTGTGGATCTATGACCGCATCGGCGCCGACTTATGGAGCGAGGGCGTCGACGCCAAGAGCTTCGTCCAGGAGCTCGCGGCGCTGAAGGTCGACGAGATTGCCCTGCATATCAACTCGCCGGGCGGATCTGTGTTCGATGGGCAGGCGATCTATACCGCGCTGCGTAACCATCCGGCCGTCGTCACGAGCTACGTGGACGGCTGGGCCGCGTCAATCGCCTCCGTCGTGGCGCTGGCCGGCGACACTGTCGTGATGGCAAGCAACGCACTGTTTATGATTCACGAGCCGTCCGGAGCGGCCGCCGGCACCGCCGACGACATGCGCAAGATGGCAGAGATCCTCGACGCCGTCGCGGAGACGATCCTCGGCGTCTACGAGGCCAAGACCGGCCGGTCGCGCGACGAACTCATGGCGGCCATGGCCGAAGAGACCTGGCTGTCCGCCGGCGAGGCGCTCGACTGGGGATTCGCCGACGAGGTCGCCGGACCGATCGAGGTTGCCGCCGAGTTCGACCTCGAGGGACTCGAGTTCCGCAGACCTCCGGCCATTGCCGCGGCTCCGGAGGCAGTCGGGCGCACGCTCTCTGCCGCGAATGAGGCCAAGCTTCATGATGCTCGCAACCTCATCGACGAGGTTCTTTCCCAGGTAGCGGAGAACGCCGCCGGAGACGCACCGTCTGGACCCGCACAGGAGCCGGACGGCATGGCCGCAGAGGTCGCGCCGCCGCTCGCGTACCGAGCTGCCATTGCCGTACACCGTTCGCACCCAAAGGGGGAAGCGTGAAGCTCTACGACTACAGGAAACTCGAGGAGGACGTGAAGCCGCTCCAGGCTCGCGTAACCGCCCTCGCCGCGCTTGAGAACCCGAGCGCCGCCGAGCAGGCTGAAGCGGCCTCGCTCATGGGCCAGATTTCTGCGATTGAGTCAATTGCCGGCCAGATGAAGGACCACGAACTCGCCGAGCTGCGCGCCATGGTCGCCGCCGGAGAGACGGTGACTGACGGCGGCGAGACGCCGGACCAGAAGCACCGCGCCGCGTTCATGAACTACCTGCGGACCGGCGACGACGGCCCGCTCAAGATCGAGAACGCATCGCTGTCCTACACGGACGCGA